CGACCAACTTCGAGCCCGTCTTGCGGTACCAGGCCTCGGCCCAGATCTGCTCCGTGACGTACTGCGAGCCGCGAGCGGAACGCATCGCCTCGGCGGTCTTCCAGATCTCCGGGTGACCCTCACGGCGGTCATCGTCGCGGCGCCGCTGCTCCTCCTCGGCGCGCTCCTGCGCAGCCTTCTTCTCGGCCGCCGCGGCCGTCTCGGCCGCTTCCTTCTCCAGGCGCGCCTGCTCGACAACGGCGGCCTCCGCCTCCGCGACCTTCTCAGCGCTGCGCCGCTCCCGCCACGACGGGATCCCGTCCGCCTTCTGGGCGATGCCGTGCTCGTAGGCCATCAGCACGATCGGCCCGCCAAGGGAGGCGATAGCGCCGATCAGGCCGGCGTTGAAACCGATCCGCGGATCGGACAGACCGCCGTACATGTTGATGCCGGCGGCGATCACGGCGCCAAGCATGATGCCGACCCGGTACGGGGCGACATCCCGGCGGTGCGCGACCGCCCAGGCGGCGCCGAACGCCAACACGAGGGCGAGGCCTTCGAGGAGCGCAGGCGCCGCGATCAGGAACGGGCGGGCCCGGTCCCAGAAGTGCATGAACTGCACCGGCGCGGCGATGACCAGGCCGACGGCGTAGATGCCGCGGGCACCCCACTTCCACCACAGCTCGGTTCGCTGCTGCTCGGCGTCCCTCTTCGCTTCGGCCGCCTCCTTCTCGGCGGCGGCCTTGTTGGCCTTCTCCTTCTCGGTGTTGGACTTGGCGGTCTCGGCGTTCTTCTTGGCGAGGTACGCCTGGTGGTCGGCCTGCTCCTTCTCCAGCCGCATGGCGGCGCGCTCGTTGGCGATGCGCTCCTTCTCGGCCTTCTCCGCGGCGAGGATCTTCTCGGCCTCAGCCTTGCCCGCCGCTTCGGTGCGCAGGGCCTCGGCTTCGGCGGCGGCTCGGGTACGGATCGCCTCCGCCTCGGCCAGCGCGCGCGGGTCAAACCGCGGCTCGGGCGAGGTCTTCGGCGTGCCGTTGACCTTCTCGACGGATGTGGCGGTCACGGTGATCGGTGTCCTTTCGAGGCTCGGTGGGGGTACGGGACGGCTTGTGGCCGGGGGACAAGCCAGATCAGAGGCAGGCGACCAGCAGGATGATCACCAGGGCGATGAGTCCGGGGATCACGAAGCTGAGGACCTCCCAAGTGCTTTCGCGCATGGCGGTCACCCCTCTCGGTTACGTCGGGTGCGGGTGGACCTGTAGCCGAACGGGCCGGGCAGGTTGAGCGAGGTGGTGTCGCGGCCGGTCGAACTGCGGGTGTGCTGCAGGCCGTTCCGGGACCCGACGGTGATTGACCAGGAGCGCCGGTTGATGTTGAGCCGGACGCCGGGGAAGATCCGGATGCTCTTGCGGAACGTGATCGGCATCAGCGCCTCCCGGCAGGCGCAGGAGCGGGCTTGCGGCGGGCGGACGCGATCAGGGCGACGACTGCGGCGAGCAGCAGCACGGCCGGCTGCGCCAACACGGTGAACGCGCCCGTCGCAGCCAGCTCGACCGGGGTCGCAGCCGCAGGCCACAGGCCCACGACCAGCAGGTAAGTCCCGGCGAGCAGCCAGAGGATGGGGTGACGACGCATGACGGCCTCTCTCGAAGGTTGGGGGGATGCGGGTTGCTGGCCAGATCTCCAAGGCGCACGTGCGGGACGTGCACCAAGGGCTACCGGTCAGCGGCTGTAGCGGACCTGGATGTTGTCGGTGTCGACCTTTTCGCCGGACGCGATGTTCTTGCCGAGCTGGGTGGCGGCGTCAGCGCGGGCCCTGTCGTGCGTGTACATGGGGCTGGCCTGCTCGACGGTGCCGGTGACCTCGCGGGTGGTGCCGTCGCGGCCGGTGACCTTCGCGACGATGTTGAACTTCGGCATACGGTTCTCCTCGGGTGGGGGTTGGAACGCTGATCGGTTCCCCTCACCGCCCGTGCCACGACGGGCGGATCGGGCAGCCGGTCAGCGGCGGTACCAGGGCACGTTCTTCTCGGCCTGGACGACTGCGGTGTTGAGGGCGACGTAGGTGTCGGTCTCCTCGGTGACACCGGCCGCCTTCTCGCTGCGCTGGTTGTCGAGCAGGGCCTTCTTTGCGGCCCTGTGCGTTGCGATCTCGGGGCTGCTCTTGCGTCCGAACATGGGGTTCCTCTCGGGTTGGGGTGGTCGGGTCGGTTGGTCAGGCCTGGCGGAGCTGGTCTTCGGTGAAGGTCGGGGTCCCGAGCGCCAGGTCGATCTGCGGGTCGCGGATGCCGTCGACCTGCACCCGTCCGTCGCTGGTCGGCCAGGCCTCGCCGGTCCGCCCGACCAGGCCGGGGGCGTCCGGGCTGGACGTGACGGTCACCCGGTCACGCTTCTTGATCGCCATGGGTCTCCTTCGATGCGGTGGACGGGTGGTGGTGCGTGCCCCGGGTTGCCTTCGCGGCTACGTCCGTGGTGACCGGACCGGGGCTGGGCCGTGGCGGCGAGGCCGCGGGGGAACGAATCCCACCGCCACGGCGATCAGGGGGTTACCGGAACCAGCCGCGCTTCTTCGGTGCGGGTGCGATCCGTTCGGCGCGTGCCGTCTCGTGCTTGCGAGCTTCCGACTCGTTGCCGGACTGGCGAGCCAAGTACGCGGCCTGCTCGTAGCCGTCCATCGACCGCCACTCCCGGTTCGAGAGCTGGTCTGCCTCCACCGCCGGGCGATGCGGACGCTGGGAAGCCTCGCGGACGAACCGCTGCTCCGGCGTCTCCATGTCGCGGAACCGGCGGCCCATCAGGCGGCGGCCGGGTAGTCGAAGCCGTCGAACTCGGCGAGCAGGTCCGCGTCGGCGTCCTGCCGGATCTGCCGCATGCGGGCCAGATCACCGGAGCCGCGGGCCTTGGCGTACTCGCCGAACAGGTCGGTGATCGACAGGACGGTCGCCTCGGCCACGGTCGTGTTGGCGCGGGCCCGACGGCCGATCTCGGTGGCGGCAAAGTCGGCGGAGAACAGGAACGGAGACATGACGGATCACGGGACCTTTCGGGTCATGGGGGTGCGTGGGGTGGTGCGGGGTCAGGCGGTGGGGCGGGCGTCGCGGATGTCGGTGAGGCTCGCGCCGAGGTTTTGCGCGTCCTGCACCGCCCGCTGCATGTTGTGGAACGTGACGCTGTCCGGCGCATCGATGTGTGCCTGCACGGCGTCCGCGGCGGACTGGACCGCAGTGTTCTTGTCCATGACGAATCAGCCCTTCCGGGTAATGGGAGTAGTGCGGGGGTGGGGCACCGTCGGTGGGGACGGGGGGTCAACCCACCGACGGCGGTCTAGGGGCCCGGCTACTTCGGCCGGGTCTCGGACTGGTGGTTCTGCTCGCGCAGCTTGCGGAGCAGCTCCGCGTACTCGGCGTCGGTCATCGCTGGCCGCCTTCGTCCGTGACGACGAGGAACCGGTCGGTGCGCAGGTCCTGCAGGACGGTCGCCGGGATGCCGTTGTCGCGGAACTGCTGCGCCTGCTCCTCCGCCGGCCAGGAACCGCGCGGGTGGCCGGCCTGGGTGGCGGCGAGGATCTCGCGGGCCATCACGCGGCCTCGATCAGGTCGAGGCGGCCGGCGGCCTGGAGCTGGCAGCGGCACATCGTCATCTCGTCGCGAACGTACTCGCAGCCCTCGTAGTCGCCGTTCGCGGCGAGCTCCTGGTAGTGGACGGCGGCCGACTGGTAGCGGGAAGCCGCCTCCAGCGGGGTAGTGGGGGTTGCGGTGCTCATGCCGTCACCGCCGATCGCACGGCGCGGAGGCCGCGGGCGGTGATGCGGAGGATCGTGCCCGGGCGGGACGCCCAGAACATCTCGGCGCGCTCCCGGCGCCGGCCGGCGTTCCGGTGCGCGACGGCCAGACGGCAGTAGCTGTCCCGCTGGGCCTTCATCTCGGCGATCTCGCCGTCCGAGATCTCACCGGCGAACCCGCCGACGAAGCCACGGACGGACAGCTGCACCGACACGGACCGCGCGACGGTCTCAGCGAGGCGCATCTGGGCGTAGTGGTGGCGGGCGGTGGGGGTGGTGCGGTCGGGGCGCACGGGCGCACCGGTAAGCTCTTGTGTAGCCATGAGGGGACCCTTCAGAGATTCCTCGTGGTGAGGGCCGGCCTGCGATGTAGGAGTCGCGGTGTCCGGCCCGTCTTCATTTGTGGGGTGCCGTCCGCGGACTGGGTCCGGTAGGAGTGGACGGCCGGCGACTTCAAGGGGGTCCTTGTAGCCGTTGAGGTACATCCTGTAGCGAGCCACACCTCACTGTCAAGGGGCGTCTTGAAGTGGCGGCAATTGGCCCATACGCTACGTCCATGACAGAAGCGCTCACCTCCGCCATCGAGTCCGAGACGGGTCGGCTCGCAGAGATCACCGACCTCGTCGAGCGCTTCCACGCGGTCCGGGACTTCCGGCAAGCCCTGGCAGATGGCGACCGCAGCGGCAAGGCACTGGAACGGGCCGTCGTCAACGAGCTCAAGAAGGACCGACCCTGGCGCGAGGTCGGAGAACTGCTGGGCGTATCCGGCTCTCGCGCCGAGCAGATCGCCAAAGGGCGGGGGCCACTTCGTCATGACGCCGAGTCAACGCCTCGCGCGGGCACGACAGAAGGACACTCGCACGACACCGGAACGCCAGATCAGCAGTAGGTAGACACCGCGGCGACACGACCCCGTCACCGCCAAGCCAGACCCGAGCGCAGCGAGCACGGGAGCCCCATTGTGGACGTCGTCGGTACATGGACCGGCCGGACAGCGTGCCTCCTCCAGGAGGCGCTACGAATGACGAACGACGGATTCGCCGAACACCTCGGCATTTCCGCGCGCACCATTACCCGCTGGCATTCCAGCCCGGAAATGGTGCACCGGACCGAGGTACAGCAGATCCTCGACTTGGCATACGAGAGGGCAGGTGATGCGGTGCGTCGGCGGTTCATTCACCTCGCGCGCCCACCGGAAAGTCAGACGGCGGCGCAGGCGCTGCGTGTGGCCATCGCCGTGGTGCGACGCGAGGACAAGGTGCTCCTCGTCTGCAGGCAGGACGGCAGCGACATGACCTGGCAGTTCCCGGCCGGCATCGTGAAGCCGGGCGGGTCGGCTACGAAGGTCGCGGTCCGGGAGACGCTGGACGAGACGGGCGTGCACTGCATGGTCCGCGAGCATCTGGGTGAACGACTGCATCCCGTGACGCGCGCTTACTGCGATTACTTTCTCTGCGATTTCGTGCACGGCGAGGCGATCAATGGGGATTCCTCCGAGAACGTCGCCGTGGCGTGGGCCCCGATAACGGAGCTCGCCCGCTACATCCCCGAAGACCGCATCTACCCGCCGATCCTGGAAGCCTTGGAGGCCACCGTATGACCGAGACCATCACCGAGAAGCCGGGCATCTCCGCCGCGATCATCGTCCAGGACGGCAAGGTGCTCATGGTGCGCCGCGCCGTCAAGGAGGGGAAGCTCAGCTGGCAGTTCCCCGCGGGCGCCATCGAGCCCGGCGAGGGCGCGGAGGACGCGGCCGTGCGGGAGACGCTCGAGGAGACCGGGCTGACCGTGAAGGCGATCCGGTTGCTAGGTGAGCGCATCCACCCGAACACGGGCCGGCTGATGTCGTACACGGCGGCGACGGTCATCGAGGGCGAGGCCCGGGTCGCGGATGCCGAGGAGCTGGACGCGGTCGCCTGGGTCGCCCACTCGGAGATCACCGACTACGTGCCGTACCCGCTGTACGACAAGGTGCAGGCCTACCTCGACGAGGTTCTGCCGCACTGACGTGTGGCCCGGCTCTCACTCGATGGAGGGTCTGGCGCGCACCTCGCGCGGGTGAATGAATGAGACCAGCCCAGAAACAGCGAACGGCCCGGTGCGCTAACACCGGGCCGATTCAACCAGCGAGCGCTAACTCGCCGATCATCAGATCCGTCTCGTCAAAGGGGACCCTGCTATGCAGACTACCGTCTCGGCCTTACCAGCACGACGGACAATCACCGCCGCCCGCCTGTTGGATGCACCACTCGACGACCTCCTCCTCGAGCTGGACGTCAAGCTCCACCTCTCGCAGATCACCGACTCCGGATTCATCGGCGCCCTGATCCAACTGCCGGACGGGACCCTGGTCCTGTCGATGCCGCCGGGCCGGCCGCGCCTTGAGCGGGACACAGTGGCGCGGGCGATGCTCGGGCGGGTGATCGGCGTGCCGCTCGGACCGCTGCCGGAGATGTACGAGCTGACGGAGCTGTAGCCGCACCGTCACCCGAGGGCCCCATCTGATGCAGGTGGGGCTCTCGGTGCGTCCCGCTTGTGGCCCCGCTCACAGACCCGCCGGTACTGCTTGCCGACCCTGCCCCGGCTGGCCAATCTGCCGTCAGGTGCTGGGTGGATGCCGGGGGTTGGAATGCAGTGCAAGTCGTGTTCGTCGACGAACGTGGAGCGTCTCTCGCACTACTGGCAGTCTCTGCCGGCGGAGTCGCCGTTGCGGGTGAAGTACGCGCCGCCGGGTGAGGTGCAGGCCAACTACTGGATCGCCCTGCTGGCGACAATCGGCGGGATTGCTGTCGCTGTGTCGGGTGCGGTGTTGCTCGGCCTGCTGGTTGCGGTGGGCGGTCTCATCTACGGCGTGGTGATGTTCCAGGGCGTGGAGCGGTATCGGGCGTCGCTGGCGGAGTGGAGTGCGGCGCAGCTCTGTCTCGCCTGCACCGGGCAGTTCTAGGCGCAGCAGGGCGCCCCCGTAGCCGTGTGTGGCTGCGGGGGCGCTCGTGTTTGAACTGGGGTTTCTGCTGTCGCTTTCACTCTTTCGGGTTACCCCCCTTGCCAACCTCGCTGTACGTACAGCATAGTGGAGTCATCGCAAGGGAGAGGGGAACCCGATGAACACCAGCACCGCCGCCGCCGAAGCCCACGTCACCGTCGCCACCGTCCGCACCTGGTGCCGCCTCGGAGCCGTCGCCGCCGTCAAACAGGCCGGCCGCTGGATCATCGACACCGCCTCCCTCGCCGCCCGCATCGCCATCGGCGCCATGAAGCGCCCCGCCAAGAAGGTCATCTACTCCATCGAGACGATGACCGCGATCGGCGGCAACCGCTGGCAGAAGAACGGCATGGACCGCGTCTACCTCAACAACTGGACCGAGTTCGCCGGCATCGAGACCACGCAGTACAACACCGGGAACATCTCCTCCGCCGCCTACCAGGGCGGGGGCATCTCCAACTCGCAGGCCTACAAGCTCCTCGGCTCGATCGACAAGATCTGGTTCGACGCCGCCGACGGCAAGCTGCACTGCCGCTTCGGCTGGAGCGAGTCCCGCGTCGCCACCCGCGACGAGGTGTGGGCCGCCATCGTCGCCGGAGTCCGCACCGCCATCGCCGCCCTCTGAGCCACCCCGACAATCCACGGAGATCCCCATGAGCTACACGACCACCACCAGCTACGGCACCTGGTGCAACCGGGTCAGCCCGTACAGCACCAGCCCCGACTCCGACGTCCTCGACTACATCAACGGCGGCGACGACGACTGGCGGACGCTCCTCGAAGAGAGCGGCGCCCTCGCCCGGATCCAGTCCGAGTACCGGGACGCGATCGACGCAGCCCTGCCGCCCAGCGTCTCCTTGTCCGGCGACGAGTTCATCGGCCCCGCCTACCCGGAAGACGACGAGTTCGACGGCTACCCGACCGACGACGTCGGCTCTCTCGACTTCAAGGCGCTGTTCGAGGACATCGACCTCGGCCCCATCGTCGAGCGCAACGACCCGCTCACCCTCGACGCGATCGGCCGGTGGGAGCTCAAGTCCAAGGCGGCCAACCCCGCCAAGGCCGCAGCTGCCGCCATGTCCCGGCTCGGACTGAAGCCGTTCACCTACGTCCCGTCCGCTGCTGGCCGGCCGCAGGCCATCTACCTGGCTGGTGAGGTTCGCGCCGCCCTCACGGCGCGGCCCGGCCGCGGTACCCGCACGGATCTGGAGAGCCGGTGACCTTCCACCCCCGCTCGCTGCCGAAGTTGAGGGCGCAGACGCTCCAGCGGATCTCCGCTCTCGACTTGGACGGCAATCCGAGCCCGTTCATGCTGCCCGGCGACGACAACCTGGTCGGGGCGATGGCCACGCATCTGAAGGCCGCTGACCTGTTCTGGATCAGCGAGGACATGACCGCGCTCTCCATGCACGCCGGCGAGAGCCTCGCCGCAGCGCGGTGGGTGACCGCGGACCGGCCGTCCCCGATCGGCCTCGCGGTGTTCGACGGCGGGCTGGGCATGGTGGACGTCGCACCAGGCGTCAACGCCCCGGTGCAGGCGCTCGCCTGGGGTCCCGGACCGGACTCCACGCTCATCGTGTGGCATCTGCTGAACGGGCCGGAACTCCTGTCCGGTCTGCCCGGCGCGGACGTCAGCCGGGTGCCCCCGCTGCTCGCTGTTCGCGAGGCGCGGCTACCGGTGACCGCCGAGGCGATCCCGCTGGATGACCTGCCCGCTTACGACGGGATGCGCCCGTCTCGGTCGATCGTGGCGGCGCTTGCCGCGGCGTGGCATCTGATGCAGCAGCCGCAGCTCGTGGAGCGGGCGGCACGGGAGCCGGGGCGGGCTGAGGCACGAGCGTTGCGGCGTGCGGCAATGCCGGATGGCGGGGTGACGTTGGTTGATCTGCGCCGCCAGTACCGGCCTGCAGATCGGAATTCTGATGCGGGTTCCGAAGGGCGGCGGTATCGGAATCGCTGGGTCGTGTCGGGGCACTGGCGGACTTATACGTCGGACCGGTACAGCGACGAGTTGCGGAACTCCAGGCAGTGGATCCCGTCCTACGTGAAGGGCCCGGAGGGGGCGCCGCTGCTGTCGACGGAGAAAGTCAACGTGTGGAGGCGGTAAGCCGTATACGCCCGTCCTCCGTCGACGGAGGACGGGCTTCGTGCGGTCTCCACCCTGGCACGCGGCAGTGACAGCGGGCCCGAACCGCACGAAGCCAAGGGGCTCACCCCCTACGGCATCGCCGCCCTGGCCGCAGAGGGCCCGCCGTACCCGGACTGGTGCACGCAAAGGGCTGAGCCCACCCCCGGTCGCACGGGGGAATGCAAGGGCCCAGCCCACCCTCCAGCCAGGAGGTACGTCAACGGTATCCGAACGCGCCAATGCTGGACTTGGGTTCTGGGGGATTGTGGTTGGCAGCGGCCCGCACCGCTTTATCGACCGCCCGTTGAGTCTTCCGTGCCCGGCGCGCCGTGATCGGCCGCCCTACAGCGCATCACCCCCCCGCCGTTTCCCGGCCGGGGGCGTTCCTGTGTTACGGCTGCTGCTCGCCGCCGTTCGCAACATGCCCCATTTGGCCGCATTTTGGTGTCGGCCCGCGCGGTGCGGCGTTAGTCGTGCATGAGCAGGAGTCGCAGGTTGCGGGATCTGTCAGGACCTCAGGCGTTCGACCAGCTGCGGACACAGTTGGCTCGTGCCGCTGCCGGGGTGGCCAAGGAGAAAGTGCCACGGCAGAGGCCTCGTCCGACGCCCGCGGAACCGGATGGCGTCCACGGCGAGGCGGGCCCGGCCGGTTCGAGCTGAGGCCGGTCACCGACCCTCCCCCGCCTGCGGGTAGGCGCGGGCGTACAGGGCCCGTATGGCGATGCGGAGTCGGGCGGCTTCGGCGGGGAGGATGACGCCGCGTTCGGCCCGGTCGACGAGGTGCAGCATCTGCTTGAGGGGTGGGGGCTCGGGGGTCACGGGGTCTCCGCTCGGGTCGGCGGGGCGGGGTTGGGGCTCTGAGAGCCGATCTGCGCGTCTCGGCGGGCTCCGGTCCGCTGCGGGGAGTTCGGGGCGGAGACGGCCGCCTGGGGCCCTTCTCGGGCCTCCTGGGGTCCAGTCGGACCCTGCCGAAGCGCTGTGCGGCCGTCTGAGCGCTTCCGCTCCCGTCTCGCCGCCCGCCGTGCCGCCCGGTTCGCCGTCGGCTCCGGCTGGCCGTCCGGCACCCACTGCTCGCCCAGCGATCGGAGTTCCGTCTCCCACCCGGCGCCCGGGGTCCCGGCGTGCTCGCCACGGGGCGCGCTGCTCGGCCCGCTCACGGCTGCTCCCCCTCGCGCAGCGCCTTGCGTTCCGCCCGCATGTCGGCGGCGACCATCCGCCGCAGCGCCCGCTCGATCACCGCGGCCCGCACCTGACCGGCGTAGCAGGTGGCGAGGATCCGCTCCGACTGCACGGTGAGGAGCTGGCGGGCCTGCGGGCGACGCTGCGGGCTCACGGCCGGGCCTCCTTCGTGTGCGGCGCCCCGCCAGCGGGCAGCCCGGCGGCGGGCTCGTCCGGCGGGCAGTCGTAGCCGTGCTGGCCGCAGAAGTTGTTACCGCGGGTGCACGGGTTGACGGGCTCCCGCAGCACGTCTGCCCGGTCGGTGGTCGCGGGCAGCACGGCGGGGCACTTGCAGACAAACGCCTGCGTCTCGGGCTGCTGCGCCTCGCCGGCCATGCGGCGCAGCTCGGTGGCGGCGTCCTTCCGTCCCAGCGCGTAGGGCGAGTTGCGGGGTTCGTCGGGCCACTCGGCGAAGAACCGTTCCATGTCGGCGTCCAGTGCGTCGGCGGCGTCCCGCAGGATCGCGGCCTCGTCGGCGGGCGCAGATGGCACGGCGGCACGGGCCTCGGCCTCGTTGACGCGGCCGATCAGCGCGTTGTACTCGGCGACGAGGATCGGCATAGCCGGTTCGCCGTCCATCGTCATGCCGTGGGTGTCGAGCGGGTCGGTCATGCTGTGGCTCCTTGATCGTGCGAGAGGATTGGGGGGCCGGCCGCCGCCTGTAGGGCAGGCGGCGACCGGTGCGGGGAGTCACGGGCTCAGCGGTCGAGGGCGCGGGCGAGGATGCCGCGCAGCGTGACGGCCACGGCCGGGTCGATGCCGTCCCGGTCTTCGAGGTAGTCCGCCAGGGTCTCCAGCTCGTGCCGGTACCGCGACGCCTCGCTCTCGTTGCTCCGGGCCTGGTAGGCGTGCGGGCAGTCGCCCTCGGCGCACAGCTCGGCGCGGGCCTGAAGGTCGTCGATCTGGGCGAGCTGCTGCTCGGTGAGGGGCTTCTGGTCGGTCATGGGGTTCCTTGTCTGGTGGGCGGTTCGCTGGGGTTTGTGCCTACTGCGGGCGGGCCTGTCGGTCGGGCTGGTGTGCGCCGTTTCCCCGGCCCGAGGGTCGGGCGGCAAACAACGGGCGACGTCACGCGGCCATCGCGGCGAGGTCGGCGGTGAGGAGCCGGCGGTAGCCCTCGACGGCCTGGCGGGTGACGACGCCGTTGCCGAGGATCTTGAGCTGCTGGGCGCGGGGCAGGCTGAGGCCGGTGACCCAGCCCTCAGGCAGGCCCATGAGCCATTCGACGAACAGCGGGTTGAGGCGTCGGCTGGTGCGCTCGCCGGGCTCGGTCGGCAAGGGTGCGGGTCGGCCGGTGGCGGCCTCCCAGCGCCGGATGGCCGGCCCGTAGTCGGAGCCGTTCGTACCGACCCAGTCCTGCCCGAGGCGCACCGCCATGCCGGGCAGGTAGTAGTTGCCCTGCCCGTCACGCTGGTTTGGGCCGCCGTTCGGCCCGTCGCTGGCCTTCGGGGTGGGCAGGAGCGCTATGCCGCCGGCGGCGGCGAGAACAGGAACACCACCTCGTCCTCCAAGGTCGGCCCGTGCCCCCCGGCCTTCCGCTTGTCCGGATGCTGCGGTCCACCGTTCACGCCAAGCTGCGCTGTCGGGGTCTTGAGCAGCGGGATAGGCGACGAGGAACCAGCGGTCGCGCGGGTGCGGCGCGCCGACGGACGGGTCTCCAGCTCGTACACAAGTCCATCGCGCGTCATACCCGATCGAGGCCAGGTCGGCGACGACTTCGTCGAGGCCCCCGACCGGATCGCCGCCACGTTTTCCAGGAAGACGAGGCGAGGTCGAATGACGCGAACAGCTTCAGCAACGTTCTTCCAGAGCGCCGAGCGGGCATCGAGGAGTCCTTTCCGGAGGCCGGCGTTGGAGAGCCCCTGGCAGGGGAAGCCGGCGGCGAGTGTTTCGATCTGGTACTGCTGGGCGACGTCGGCCCAGTTGGTCTTGCTGATGTCGCCGAGGTTGGTGGCCCACGGGAAGCGGGCGGCCATGACCTGGGCGGCGTACTTGTCGTTCTCGGCGTAGACCAACGTCTTGTTGCCGGTGATCTGCTCGACGGCAAGATCGAGGCCGCCGTAGCCGGAGCAGAGGCTGAGGTTCGTCACGCGGCTTCTCCTTCCTGGATCTGGTGCGGTCGGGGCAGTGCGACGACGGCGGCCTGCTCGCACTGCGGGCAGGTGCAGCGGCCGTGCGTCGGGGTGGGGCCGGTGGCGGTGGTGCCGATGGGCCAGCCGCCGGTGTGGGCGATCCGGTAGCCAGGCTCGACGGGGGCTGCGGTCTCGGCCGGCTTGGGCTCGACGACTGCGCGGCCGGTGACGTGGCGGAGGTAGTCGCGGAAGCTGGCGGGGTCTTTCCGGAGTTCGGCAATGTCTTCGACGCTGAGCTCGGTCATGACGCCCACAGCCCCTCGTCTGCGGGGAGCAGGCCGATGAGGTAGCTGATCGCGGCGTGCCAGGCTTCCTCGGTGTGCAGCTCGGGACGGGCGCCGGTGTCGCGCTCCCAGCCGACGAGCGGCTTGATCGCGGGGCGCAGGGTGCGGGACCAGTAGATCGAGAACGACCACATCGGATCGGCTTCGACCGTGGCGGCCTCGAGGCGGACGGCTTCCTCGAGTTCGGCGAGCCGCGGTTCCGCGGCTGCCAGTTCGGGCCAGGTGATCACGACGTTTCTCCCTTTCAGAGGTCGCGGCCGAGGGACTGAAGGCGGCCGTAGTGGCCTTGGAAGGCGAGGGTCACGATGCGACCCGAGATGCCGTTGCGGTTCTTCGCGACGATCACGTCGATCTCGCCAGTGCGGTCGGGGGCGCGTTCGCTGACGGGCAGGTCCGGGTCCGGTGCGGGCGGCGTGTGCATCAGGAGGATCACGTTGGAGTCCTGCTCGATCGCCGATGAGTCCTTGAAGTCGGTTACGAGGGGCTGCCTGCCGACGGCGCCGCGGTTGAACTGAGCGAGGGCGACGATGGGGATCTCGAACTCCATCGCCATGAGCTTCAGTCCGCGGCTGATGGTGGCGACTTCCTGCGCCCGGTTGGCGTTGCTGCCAGAGCCTTCGGGGGTCATGAGTTGGAGGTAGTCGGCGACGACGATGGCGGCCGGGTTGCCGTGTCCGGCCATCCAGCGGAGCCGGGCACGGATCTTGGAGAGGGTGAGGTTCGGGGAGTCGTCGAGGATGAAGTTGGCGGCGTTCTGCATCCGGTCCGAAACCTTGATGACCTTGGCCCAGTCGTGGTCGTTGAGCTTGCGACGGACGAGCCGGTCGAGGTCGACACTCGCCTCAGCGGCGGTGAGGCGGGCCATGAGCTCGCTACCGCCCATCTCCATGGAGGCGACAAGGGCGGGCCGGTTGCGCCGGATCGCGACGTGCGCGGCGAGGTTCATGCCGAACAGGGATTTGCCTCCGCCGGTTGCGGCGCCGACGGTGACCAGCTGGCCAGGCTTGAGTTCGACGACTTCGTTGACGTCGTGCCACGGCGTATCGAGGGCGTTGGGGTCCTTGCCGGCTTCCAGCTCGTCGAGGAAGGTGGCCCATCGGTCGCCGACGGAGAGCTTCACTTCGAGCGGGGAGGCGCCGGTGGCGGCGCCCTGGAACTCGGCCATGGCGTCGTCGAGGATCTCGGTGGCTTCGTCCTGCTGGGCGTAGGCGCGGGCCGCGGCTCGGGTCGAGGTTTCGATGACGGCGCGGAGCAGGGCCTTGTCGCGGACGATCTCGGCGTATCGCTCGGCGTGGCTGGTGGACGGTACGGCGGCAACGAGGTGGTGTAGGTAGTCGCTGCCGCCGACCTTGGCGAGGTCGCCGAGGCGGTTGAGTTCCGCTCCGACGGTGATCGGGTCGATCTTGGGGTTGCGGCTGCGGCCGTACAGGTCGGTGATCGCACTGAAGATCGTGGTGTGCGAGGGGCGATAGAAGGCAGCCGGCTCGACGATGCCGATCATGCGGTCAATCACGCCCTGCGAGAGCAGCATGCTGCCGAGCACGGCTTGTTCGGCGCCGAGGTCGCACGGCGGCATGCGCTCGACGTCGTCGGGCTGTTCGAAGTCGTTCACGCTGCGGAGTCCTTACGGTCGGGGTGGCAGTCGGGGCAGGGGTAGAGCGAGCGGAGGCCGTCGTCGTCCTCGCGCTGGCGGTAGCGGGTCTTCTCGTCGCAGTCCGGGTCCTTGCACCAGTCGGGCAAGACGCGGAGGTGCTTCGGCTCGGTACTGGGCTTCGTGCTCATGGGCGGAAGGCCGAGCCAGCCGGCCCGCAGGTAGAAGGTCGCGAAGCGGATCGGCGTGCGGGACTTGGCGCCGCGGGCGAACCGGACCATCTCCGCGACTCCGGCTCGCTGCTGGATTCGAGCGACGGACTGCCAGTCGTCGGCACTCATCTGCCAGGAGACGGTGAGTCCCGCGTCTGTCATCGCCTGGATGAGCGGCTGGCAGTAGTCGAAGGCCCGGGGGATCCGTTCCTCGTTGCCTGCCTGCTCGCTCTCGCTTGCAGGAGAGGAGGGAGTAGTAGAAGGAAAGACTCTTGTGGTCGCCTGGCGACCTAGGTTCGATCCGGACTTAGCGGGTTCTGTCCCTTTTGGCTGGGTCGCCTCGCGACCTAGGGCTAGGTCGTCTCCCGACCTAGGTTCGCGTCGCTTTCCGGGTCGTTTGCCGGAATTAGCTAGGTCGCCTCCCGACCCAGCCTTACCGTCCGGAATGAGGATGGAGTAGACATTCTGGGCATGTTCCTTTTGGGCCTTGATGCGGTCCGGGGACTCACACTCCAGCCAGCCCTGTTCGAGCAGCGTCTTGCGGTGCGTCAGGAACGATGACTTCGACATTCCGGTCGCCTCCAACAGGACGGACTGGGCGGGCTGGTTCTTGCGGGAGATGGAGCCGGTCTCGGCGTCGGCCCAGGTCGCGATCGTCAGCGCAATGAGCCGCGCCAGAGGCGGCAGGTCACTGCGCCTGATCGCGCGCTCGAACTCGAACCGGCTTGGCATGGAGTGGATCTCTTCTCAACGAGGGTGTCTCTACTGGTCAGTCGCTGTTTCGGGACAGCCCTCATGGGGGCGACGTGGCCTGTGGCGCTAGGGCTTCGCTCGCATCTGAATTGTACAACGCGTCGGGGATTACAACAGGGCTGTTGTGTATCCTGGTCGCATGAGCGAGAGGGAGTTCCGCGAGATTGGCGTCTCCGACGCCCGCGCCAACATGACCGACGTCATCGCCGAAGCCCGGCTGTTGAACGTCGACTTCGTGCTCACTCGTCGCGACAAGCCGCAGGCCGTCCTCATCTCCGTCAAGCGGCACAACGAGGCGCTCGCGCACGCCGATCTCGTGGCCCATCTGCGCTTGGTCTTCGAGGAGGACACGTCGGTCGCGCGCACGTTCCAGGCGCACTACACCGAGCTGTACGACGGCGTCATGGCCGCCGACTCGACCTGATTCCACGTCCTCCTCCTTCCTCCGGCCCCGCCTGTGCGGCGGGGCTTCGTCGTGTCCGGGCTAGGCGGCTTTGACCAGCTGAGGCTTCGTCGGTTCCGCCTTGGCCGGCGCGGGGTGCCGTTTGAGCGCCTGGTGAAGGTGCGGCCGGGTGACGTCGAGCCGTTCGGCGGCCTGTTCGACGCTGAGCCCGGAGACCCGCATGAGTTCGCGGGCGTCGTGGGCGAGGTCGGCTTCGCGGGTGGTGGCTGCGGCGCGGGCGCGGAAGCGTTCCTGGTTGAGTTCCTGCATGGACAGGTGGGCGTGCTCCTCCAGCCACGCCTCGTGGGCTTGCTTGCATCGCTGACACATGGGGAGTTGCTGCCGCTGATGCATCCAGTAGCCGCGGTCCGACCCGCAGTGCCCGGTCCAGTCGGGGACGGCGTCCGGGTCGTCGATGTCATCCCAGACGCCGAGCGGGGCCCAGCCCTTCTTGCGCGCGTCGGCGCGGGCCCGCTCGCTGGGGCCGGGCTTGTCGGCCAGCTGCCGGTACGTGCGGGCGATGAGCTGGGCATCGCTGGTCCGGACGACAGACACGGCGCCGCGGGCGATCGAACTGACCCTGTCGTCGCTCATGTTGAGGCGGCCGGCCAGGTCGACGAGCGTGTAGCCGGCGAAGGCGAGGGCTCGGATCCGGCGGGTGCTGCCGACAGCTTCGGTATGCGTCGGCGTCTTCGGGGGCGGCCCGATAGGGATGGACAGGATGGCCAAGGCGATGCGCTTCGACGTCTCCGGCTGCCCGGCGGCGATATAGGAGATGGTGGCGCGGGCGACGTGGGCGGCATTGCCGATCTCACGGTGCGTCCATTTCGCGGCGACGAGGCGCTCGACGTGGGCGCGGACTTGGGTCGTGTCGTGCATGCGGCTGATGCCGCGGGCCATGTCGTAGGCGAGGAGCTTGGCGTAGCGGCGGCCGGCGGCCACGCAACCGGGCTGCTTGCATCCGCGCTTGTAGCAGCCGGTGCTGGGGGTGTGGGTTTCGGCGGCGGTGGTCACGGCGTCTCCTTCCGGTGCTGGTTGATGGCGTTGTGGAGTCGTTGGAGTCCGGCGGACCCGTAGTAGACGAGGACTGCGTCGAGGAGCAGGTCGCTGTCGCTGCCCGGCTGGGTATCGATGGCGGGCGGGTCGGTGCGGAGGATGGCGTCGGCGACGATCCGGTCGGCGCCGCGTAGGGCCCGGATGCTGCGGCGGATGGCCCAGGCGGCGAAGACGAGGAGACCGGCGGCGATCGCGGCGTTGCTGGCGGCGCTGTTCACGTCCGCCTCCCGGTGATGCAGGCGTAGGTGACGGCGGCGATACCGGTCATCAGGGCGAGGCAGGCGACGGTGAGGGCCATCACGCCGCCTTCCGCTGCTCGACGCGGGCGGCCTGGCGGTCCTGTATGTAGGCGCGTCCGGCGCGGGTCAGCCGGTAGACGTTGACTTTCTTGCCGCGGGCCTTCGGGTTGATCGACACCTCTTCGTCGACCTTGACCAGCAGCGCGGGCTCGGCGGGGTGGAGGGTGTCGTGGCCGACGAGGGCGTGGAAGTACAGGCCAGCGCCGCGGGCTGCGCCGTCGGGGACGATCGTGCGGATCTGGTTCATGCCGATCGGCTGGTCGGTGTCGGCGAGGTGCAGGACGACCTGGTCGTAGACGGCGGCGTCCCAGTCGGTGACGGTCGAGTAGAGGGCGCGGAGCTCGGTTATCGACCGGGCGCGGGCCTGCTGCGGGGTAGTTGCCATGGCGTGTTCTCCTTGAGAGCGGGGCCGCCCGCACTGCCCGCGGGCGGCCTCCGGTATGCGCGGGCTACTGCTGCTCGGGTGCCGGTGCGGGTGCGGGCTGAGCTTCCGGCTCGGTGTTCAGCCAGGTGAGGAGCGGACCGGCGATGTCGCGGGCCCCCTGCGGGCGCTGGATGACCTTGCGGTTCAGCGCGGGGCAGCGGGACTTGAGGACTTCGAGCGTGTTGTCGATGTCCATCGCGACGGCGACGTCGAACTCGTACTCGATGCCCTTGCGCTGCTCGGGCCGGGTGCCGACCTGCTTCGGCTTGCCGTTCTCCAGCACCCACTCGGTGTAGGAGCGCATCGAGGCGACGACGTGGCCGGGGTAGGCGAGGATCGCGGCGACCATGTCGTTCTGCATGGGGGTGCCGTCTTTCCACCCGGCGAACTTGTTGCCGCCGTACCGGCTGCTGGCCTTCTCGACCTGGTCGAGGGTGCCGTCGGTGCCCTTCCAGAAGTGGGAGAGGGAGTCGACGAACACGGTCGGGTATCCGGCCTGTGCGGCAGCGTCGAGGGCGCGGGCGAGGTCGCGGGGGTCGTAGCGGTCCATGGCGAGGGTGTCGAACTGGATGCCGCCGATTCCGGCGTAGAGGCTGGCGGCTCCCTTCTCGGTGTCGATGACGGCGAACCGCTTGCCTTCGGACAGGCCGTGGCAGATGCCGAGGCCGGTCCAGGTCTTGCCGGAGCCGGACAGGCCCTGGATGGACAGGCGGGCCTTGCGTCCGGCCTTGCTGGCGGGGCTGAACGCGAACTGCGGGGTGCCGTTGGCCGCGGCACGGGGCGCGGTGCGGACGGGCTGGCCAAGCTGGGACATGCGGTTCTCCTAGGCGTACTGGCGCTCGACCCACGAGGGCAGAGCAGTCATCGGGTTGGGCAGGTAGCCGGACCATTCGCCGGACTCGCGGCAGATGGCGTAGGTGTTGAGGGCGACCGTGTTGAGGTGGCGGCCGATCTCGCGGGCCATCGGGTCGCAGGTGGTGACGACCACCAGGTAGGGCGGCTCTTTCTCCTGCAGCACGAACTGGAACGGCTGTTCCGGGTCGGCTACTTCGAGCGCCAGGCCGGCGTCGATGTACCACTCCTGCTGCTGCATGTAGCCGTGCTCGTTGAAGGCCCGTTCGAGGTCTTCGCGGCGGCAGGACCGGGCGGTCTTGTAGTCGACGATCTGGCCGTCGTGGCGGAGCCAGTCGAAGCGGGCCCGCCGCCAGACGCCGTGGTCCTCCCAGAAGGCGGACTGTTCGGCGACGCCGGAGCCGGGCTCCAGGAGGCGGGCCGCGTCGGGGTCGGCGCGCAGGGCCGCGGCCATGGCCTTGACCTCGTCGAGCTCGTGCCGCTTGAGCGGGATGTTCCCCTCGGCGCGGATCGCGGCGACCTCGGCTTTGATGGCGTTGGTGTCCCAGCGGGCCGCGTCCACGAGCACCAGCTCGGGACCGTCGTCGAGCACGAGCCGGTGGGCCGCGGTGCCGAAGTCCAGTGCCTTCTTCGGCGGTTCCCGGTTCTCGAGCCAGTACTTGAACTTGGCCGGGCACTCGGCGGCGAGCTTGCGGGCGCCGCTGCTGGACAGGCTGCCGCCGGGGATCGGGTCGGAGTGGTACAGCTCGGCGTCGATGTTGTACAGGCCGGGCTCGACCTCGGCCGGCGCCTCCACCGCGGCGGTCACGCGACACCGTCCAGGGGCATCGGCTGGGCGCACGCCTCGCACTGGCCGGTCTCGGTGATGGGCCCGTCGTCCTGCTTGCAGCGGGTGCACCGTCCGGCGGCGATGTCCTGGAGGCGGGCGACGCCGTTCGGGTCGTACTGGACCGCGGCGACGGCGGCGACGTACTCGGGGAAGCCGAGGGCGAGTCGGTCCCGATTGGCGGGGTCGGACCGGTCGATGGCCGTGACGAGGCTCTCCGTGAACCCGCCTGCCTGGTAGCCGCCCTCGCGGCCGTAGTGGAACAGGACGTGCGCGGCGACGTCCGGCGGAATGGTGGGGCTGCTGGTGCTCATGGTTCTCCGTTTCTGGGTGCGCTGAGGGCGGGCCGCCGCCTGTTGGCTGGGGGGTTGCCGCGAGGCGGCGGCCCTGGATGCCGCGGAGCGCGAGGGGGGCGCGCTCACCGCGGCGGTATGGGTGGCTGTTGAGCGCCGGGTCCGCTGGCCGGTGGCATCCGGCGGCCCGGCGCGGTCTAGGCGGCGCCCACGTCGGCCTGCGTCTTGCTGGCCTTGCTGACGACGAACTCCTCGACGGCGAACAGCCCGTCCTCCTGCGGTGGGAGCGTCTTCTCGGCCCGCTTGAAGATCCGGCGGACGCCGTCATAGCAGTCGGGGCAGAGGGCGATCAGGCGGTGGGCCGGTAGGGAGGCAGCGACGTGAAAGCTGCTCTCGTTGACCGGGTCGCGCGGTGTGGCGAGCAGGGCGACAATGCCCCGCTTCGTGGTCCGCTGGCCGTTGGTGACGTCGCAGCGGCCCTGGACCCGCTTGTGCTCCGGGTCGTGCTTCTTGCCGCACGCGCCCTGGCACTCGCACCGGCCGCCACAGCGTTCGACGACGGCCTCCCAGATCGCGGCTCCGACGAGGGGCGGGCGAATCATGCCGCCACCTCCCATTCTTCGAGCAGGTCGGCCGGGATGGGGAGACTGCGGGCGGCAAGCACCTTGCGGGCGATACGCCGCACGGCCGGGTCCTCCGGCGTCTCGCGCCATGTCGCCCTGCTGCCGCCCGGAGAGAGCGTCGCCCAGACGTGCATGTACGCCTCGAACTCGTCGCGCGTCACGCGTCCGACGTGGAAGCGCTCCTCGACCTGGCCAAGGTTCAGCTGCGACAGCGTCTTGACGTCGCAGTCCTCGCAGCGCATCTCGAAGTGGTAGTTGTCGGCCTCGTTCAGGACGGGGCAGGTTGCGAGCTCTTCGGTGTGCAGCATTTGCTGCTCCTTCTTGGGAAGTGGGCGCCGGCCGTGGCGGGAGCGGATCACCGCCCGGCCGGCGGTCAGTGGGTGGCGGATTCGCGCTCTTCGATCCACTGCTGGGCGATGCCGCTAGCGAAGGACCGGTAGACGGTGCGGTGGGTGTCGCGGTCGATGACCCAGAAGCGCAGCGGGCCGTGCATGCGGTCAGCGGCGTGCGTGTAGTGCCGGCCTCGCTCGCCGTCCTCGCGCTTGCGGATCAGGTTGATCTGGATGCAGTGCTTGCCGCGGAGGTCGGTGTACCGGTGCCAGCCGCGCAGTCCGTGCAGCTCGGCGTAGGCGTCGAGGCGGGCCGCATGCCACGGGCGGTCGTCGACCGGGGCCGCCTGCTCGGCCGCGGCGAGCAGCGAGAGGACACCGGCCTCACGGCACGAGTGCCAGTCCCGCACCCATCGGCCGGTCGCCTCGCACTCGGCGGCCCGGCGGGCAAACTCGCGGGCGCTATGCCGAGCGGTCGCGGTGAAGTACTCGTCGAACGACTTGATCGACCAGTCATTGATCGCGTCCCGGTCCGGCAGCGGGCCGTCCGGCATGCTGGTCAGGTCGGCGAGATCGACAGTTGCGATAGCGGTCGCCATCTACGCCACCCCCTCGGCCAGTTCGTCGGTCACGGCCCACGCCGGGACGTGTGTGGGGCTGGCGGCGCCGGGTCCGGCGTAGTGGACGTCGAGCGCTTCCCAGAGCGGCTTCACGTCGATGGGCGCGGTCGCCTGGTCTTCCATGGCCGCGGTGTCGCGGACCATCGGCGGCACGTCGACGCGCTGGGCATTCGCTTCCGCGGCGATCTGCGGCCCGAAGCGGGCGCGCAGCTCGAGGGCTTCGTCGCGCCACTCGTCGCGTTCGGACTGCATACAGGCGGCGACCATCTCGGCTTCCTGCCGGGCCTGCTCCGCGAACCCCCAGGCGGCGTACACCTCGTCGCGGTCCTGCATGAGGAGGGCGAAGTAGTCGTCGGCGGCCATCTGGCGGGTGAGGAGCTTGCGGTTCTCGTCGCGGAGTTCGGCGATCTTGTCGACGGCGCGCCGGCTGCCGTTGCCCTTCAGGCCGGGGATCAGGTCGGTGATGGTCACTGCTGCTCCTTGCTGGCGATGCGGATGGCGGCCTGGCGCAGTTCGGCCTGCTCGGAGGTGGTCGGCTTCGGGCCGTAGTCGGCGAGCTCCATGCCCATCACGCCACCTGCTTGCTGATCCGGTCGGTGAGGGTGTTGCGGGCGGCGCTCCACGTCTGCGGGTGGTCCCAGTTCGCGGCCGGGTAGGCGCCCTGCAGCAGCGCGGTGATCTGCCTGGACCCGCCAGCCGGGAACTTGACGATCTGCCCGTCGGCGGTGAGGGCGCGGGCGACGACGTGACGGACGCCGGTTCCGGTGGTGTCGGTCCACAGCGGAGTGACGAGGACCGTGACGGCGCCGGGCGCAATCGCACGGACGCGCCACGCCAGCTGCTTCAGGTGCCTGCGCCGGCGGGAAGCCGAGGCCCGTCGCGGGTGCAGCGGGTGCGTCTCGCGGTCGGCGGTGCGGCGGGCCCGCTGCATCTCCAGCAGTTCACCGCGCACGCCCTTCGACCAGGCACCCATGTTCGGGCCGTAGACGGTGGCGAAGTCGGTGTCGAGTTGGACGAGGGCCTGCTCGACCTCATCGGCCAGCGGGCGGGGCTCCAGGACGGTTGCCATCACGCTGCCGCCTTCGCGGCCTGCTCCAGCGCGGCGATCACGTCGTCGGCGGTGCGGCGGTCAGAGTCGTTCCAGTCGGCGAGCGAGGCGACCGGGTTGCCTTCGTCGAAGGAGGTGAGGGTCCGGCTTGCGAAGTCGGCGGCAGCCTTGTCGAAGTCGCTGTCCTCCCACGGCTGCGGGTGTCCGCAGATGACGATGCTGAGGGCGCCGGCGACGCACACGGGCCGCTCGGCGGCCGACAGTTCGATGCCGACGGAGCCTTCGGTGAGGCCGAAGTAGGCGCCCTTGTAGTGGCCGTTGATGCGGATGACCTCGGCGGCCTTCAGGTAGATCTCGGCGAGCTTCACGACGCTCCCTTGAGGGTGTTCCGGATCTTGCGGTTGGCGGCTTCGCGGGCGGCGACGTACTCGGCGAATCCCGGGTAGTCGTCGTCGCTGGAGCAGGCCCCGTCCGGGTGGCTGAGGAGCCACGCGTCGTGGGCGTAGGCGATGCGGTCTGACGGGGAGTGCGTGTGGGCGGCGGCGTCGGCCAGCGTCTGGCAGTTGCGCTGCCGGGCGACGAGCTGCTGCACGGTGGACAGCGGCACGTCCAGGTCGGAGATCGAGCGGGTCATCGGGCCGCCTCCTCGCCGGTGAGGCCGAGCGGCGACGGGTTCCTCGCGCCTTCCAGCAGCGCCTCCGTGATCAGCTCGTCCACCAGGTCGACTGCCTTGGTCGCGGCCGTCTCCGGCATGTAGGGGCGGAACGTGCGGATCAGCTCGGTGCGGAGCTGGTGCCAGCGGGGGGTGGCGGGCGCAGGCCCGGCGGGCATCGGCAGGGCGCCCATGACCTCCACGGCCGTGGCCAGGTCGGTGATCGGCTCGGCGTCGGCCGCATCGAGGGCGTCCTGGCAGTCCGGGCACAACCCGGTGATGCGCCACTCCGCTTCGTACCGGCCGGCTTCCTCTTCGTCCCAGAAGACTCGGGTCGTGCCGTCCTCGGCGATGAGCGGGTTGCCACAGCCGATCGGAGCCTTCAGGCACCGGTCCTCGCGCACCGCATCCGCGGGCAGGTCGCCACCAGAGATCGCGGCCAGGAAACTGGGGATGCTCATGCCGCCACCGCCTGACGGGCGGCGTCGTACAC